CAATATAACTCTCAACCCCTTCCATATGATGGGTGTTGCAGGTATTCTAGGTGGAGCATTACTTTGTGCTATTCATGGTGCAACTGTACAGAACACCTTGTATGAAGACACATCACAATACTCTGAAGGTAAAGTACAAAGTTCAACCTTTAGAGGATTTGATCCAGCACAACAGGAAGAAACATATTCTTTCATTACTGCTAACAGATTCTGGTCACAGATCTTCGGTATTGCATTCTCTAACAAGAGATTCATTCACTTCTTTATGCTCTTTGTGCCTGTTACAGGTATGTGGGCATCATCAATTGGTATCGTAGGTCTTGCACTTAACTTAAGAGCATACGACTTTGTATCTCAAGAGATAAGAGCAGCAGAAGACCCTGAGTTCGAGACTTTCTATACGAAGAACATTCTTCTTAATGAAGGTATGAGAGCTTGGATGTCATCTGTTGACCAACCACATGAGAACTTCGTGTTCCCAGAAGAAGTATTACCAAGAGGTAATGCACTTTAAAGGTTGATAAAAATCCAACAACCTGATACAATAAGGAGACCCTCACAAAAGGGTCTCTTTTTTTATTTCTTTTTTATAGATACTCTAGATAAATTATTCTTATGAAAATATTTTTAGACACAGCAGATGTCTCAACTGTTCTTCCACATTTGGAGACTGGTCTGATTGATGGAGTGACAACCAACCCAACTCTGATCATGAAGAGTGGTAAAGATCCCCTAGAGGTGTATCAGCAACTCGCTGAAAGGGGTGTAAGAGACATTAGCATGGAAGTAGTAGGAAGTCGTGAAGAGATGACCTCTGAGGGTCGTAAGCTTGCCACTAAGTTCCAAGAAGTAGCAACCATCAAGGTTCCTTGTACACCAGATGGTCTTTATGTTTGTAATGAGTTAGCAAATGATGGTACAAGGGTTAATGTTACGTTGATTTTTGATGCTGCACAGGCAATACTTGCTGCTAAAGCAGGAGCAACATATGTTTCACCATTTGTAGGAAGGCTTGACGACAACTCAGTGAATGGGTTAGATGTAATTAGTGACATCGCTGAGATCTATAGCAAGCATTGGATTAAAACTCAGATTTTATCTGCCTCCATAAGAGGAGTGAAAGCAGTGTCTACTTCTTTTGCCCTTGGTGCTCAGGTAGTAACGATGCCACCAACAGTTTTTGAGAAGATGTACAACCATGTTCTTACAGATAAAGGATTAGAATTATTTGACGCTGACTGGGCTGCAGTGGTGTCTAACAATAAATAAATTTTTAAATAGGTAATATGAAGTTTACTGTTTATTCTAAAAATGGATGTCCTTATTGCGATAAGGTTAAACAGGTGTTACAGTTATCTAAGTTAGAACATGTCATTTATAAACTGGATCGGGATTTTGATAAACCAGGATTTTATTCTCAGTTTGGTCAAGGATCTACATTTCCTCAAGTTGTAGTAAATGACATGCAGCATCTCGGTGGATGCACAGAAACAGTTAAGTATCTTAAGGAGAATAAACTAGTCTAATGAAAAAAGTTGACGACTTTGAAACAGTTTATGACATGATCGAACATGCCATTGAACTTGCGTTTGATGGTAAGATGCAACTTAAATTTTATGAGTTTCTAAAGTATCGTAAAACAAAGAAAGTAGAAGTAGATGCTTTCCTTCACAGTTCTACTGCAAAGGAAATCTCTGATCAGGTAGGAGAACTTCAAGAATATATTAAGGGAGGTGCTGACAACAATCATAAACAACTACGTGAGGCCTATGGGCATATTCCTAAACCTAAAGCACGTAAAATACAAGCGTACCTTGTGGGTATTCTTGAAGATGCAGTGAGGTATAGCCATGACAAAAGACCAGGAAGAAGAAAAAAGACCTCTAAATAAAGACAAACCCGAAATTAATCGGGGTGTAGAATTACTATTACGTAAAAGGAGGAAACCTCAACCAAAACCTAAAACCTTTCAAGTAAAATTCGGAAATCTTATTGCTCTATGGAATAGAGAAATTGTTTTTCATTTTGACTTTTACTTGGACATCCGAAAAAAATAAACTCTTTGGAGGAGTGCCATGTCAGAAACATTAGTAGTAACATTGACACTTATGACAGTAATGTCTATACTTGCATTATTGGTAGGAGGTATGATAGGATGGATGGCAAGACAGCATTCATATGAAACTACTCCACCAGTAGTATATTCTCATCCAGAGATGTTTGATGCAAATGGGAATGTTCTTCCCGATGAAATCGTAGCCCTAAGAATTGAAACACATGACAACACAGACGAAGAAATCGACGACTAGGAAGACAAGAGTTAAACTTCCCCCTAATCCCTTTGCACATGAAGTGCTTGAACTCGTTAGTAAGCAAAGGACTAAGGCAAAGAAAATAGAAATTTTAAAAGAGTATGAAAGTGATGCTTTAAAATCTATTCTTATTTGGAATTTTGACCAGACTGTTATTTCTATGATTCCTGAAGGAGCAGTCCCATACAAAAAGAATGAAGTTCCTGTGGGAACAGATCATACTTCTTTGCGTAGGGAGTGGAAAAATCTTTATCACTTTGTAAAGGGTGGTAATGATAAGATCTCAGGGATTCGTAGAGAAACAATGTTCATTCAAATGCTTGAAGGTCTCCATCCTGAGGAAGCTGAAATTATTTGCTTAGTGAAAGACAAGATTCTGGAAGATAAGTACAACATAACTTATGATATAGTGCAAAAAGCATATCCCGATATCGTATGGGGAGGACGTTCATGACAACCAAGACGGAAAAGAAACCCGAACCTCCGAAACAAGTGGAACAGAGTAAAGATAATTATTCATGTCAAATTGTTTTAGAAAAAACCACAAGGGAAAAGGCACAAGATAGGGGTCTTCCCACTGATGCTTTTAATGTGGTTTATGTTATAGATGGTAAAGAACATTTGGATGTTACTCGTTCAGATAAGATGGCCAATGTTTTTGACATGTATTATGATAAGTATGGAGCAGGATCAGTTAAGTCAATTGAATATGGTCATGGTACAACAAGACCTAATCTTTGGAATGTTAAACCACCAGAAAAGAAAAGGAGAAAAAGGAGAATGAAAGATGAATGATAAAGAGATTGAAAAACAAATCCATGATATTATCGAAGGAGAGATTCAAAATAATATCAATGAATATCTTGAGCAGAATCCAGAGGAGCAAAAGGGATTTGATAAAGATGCTAAATTAAATGTAAGTGTATCTAAAGATGAGGTGGATAAACTTTTGAAAAAATATAAAAAAATGAGTAGGTATATGAAGTCTCCTTTATTTGCGGTGAAACAGATGGATGGAACAGAAGATATAGTAAGTAAAATGTTTGATGACCCTACTACTTGACTAAATAGTTCAAATGTGTTAGTATTAACACAACGTTCAGCCCAAAAGGGCCGCAAGTAAGCCGACTCGGAACGGATCGTTCATCCTCATGGAAGTTCTACTCAGTACACTTTTAACATGTGAATATGCTACAGGTCTTGTCGATCAGATATACCAACAGCATACTGAAACTCCCAAATCTGAACTTATTCAGATTGTGGCACAGAGTACTGAGGAAGGATGCTTTGAGGACGCACAAGTTGACTGAAGGAACGGGGCCAAAATCCCTACTACTTTGGAGTAACACAATGGCACAAGTCACTTATCGTGGAGTCAAGTACGACTCTGAGGAGTACCGTCAAATGGTACAAGCAGAAGCTCAAAAGAGGAATCACGATTTAATGTATCGTGGTATTAAAGTGGAACGTAAGTTCGCTTCTAAGAGCTAAATCAAAAGGGGGTTTACATACCCCCTTTTTTAATATATAATTATAAAAAATGGTGTAAGTTATGGCACTCCATATGAGAGAGCAAATACTAAGAGCATTGATAGCACATGCTCAAGGTGATATTGCAAAACACAAAGCAAATGTTGAGGTATATTTAGAACATCCTGCAGGTGTGGGTGAACATACTGATATTTTAGAATCTATAGAAAAGGAAATAGATACTATTGCAAAATATCAAGATCAGATAGATGTTATTAAAAAGTATTTTATGTCTGGTCAAACCATGACTGATATTGACAGAAGATCTAATGAATAAGACAAAATTAAAAGTCTTAGTTCGAGCTCTTAGAGAGATTGTAGAGGAATTAGAATCGGAAATATATTCTGAGGGAGAATCTGATATTCCAGCATTTTCTCCTCCACCTGATGATTATGATGAGGTATTTAATGGTTAAATTAATTAGTGTCACACCTGATGCAGAAAAAACTATTGGTTACGTTGCCAGAGTTTCTAACCCTAAGAATCAAGATAATCCGAATGTAGCTGGGTTACTTAAATATTGTATTAAGCATCAGCATTGGTCTATATTTGAGCAAGCATTTATGACTGTGGAGATTGAAACTACTCGTGGTCTTGCTGCCCAGATACTAAGACATAGATCATTTACCTATCAAGAATTCTCTCAAAGATATGCGGATAGTAGTATGTTGGGTGATGTGATACCTGTGCCAGAACTTAGGAGACAAGATGAAAAGAATCGTCAGAACAGTATTGATGACGTTGATCCTCTTGTAGTTCAAGATTTTCATAGAAAAATACAAAAGCATTTTGTAGATGGAATGCATCTGTATAAAGAGATGCTGGATGCTGGTATTGCAAAAGAGTGTGCTCGGTTTGTGCTACCACTCGCTACACCCACCAGATTGTACATGAGTGGCAGTATAAGGTCATGGATACACTATATTGATCTGAGGTCAGCACACGGCACTCAGAAGGAACACATGGACATTGCAGAAGCATGTAGAGATATATTTAAAGAACAATTTCCTATCATTGCGGAAGCTCTTGACTGGATTTCCTAAATAACTATCCACTATTATATTCATATGGCAACATATCCTGTCGTTAATCAGAAAACTGGTGAGCAAAAAGAAATTATGATGAGTGTCCATGATTGGGATCAGTGGTGTGCTGATAACCCTGATTGGTCTCGTGATTATTCTGATCCTACTAGTATGCCTCTCATGGGAGTTGAACTTGGTGAATGGAGAGATAAAGTTGTGAATAAAAATCCTGGTTGGGGTGACATCCTTAAGAATGCTGAAAAATCAGGAGGTATTTCTGGGAGATTGGCTAAAAAGGGTATTAATACTACTGAGGGGGATGATTAATTAGTATGCCACGTAAAAAGAAAACGACAGATCCAATTGGTGTTGGTATAAGCATGTCAGCCAAGCAGATGAAAAGAAAGAAACCAATTAATACTGATAAGATGAGGGACATTGAACCTCTCACCGAAAATCAGAAAAAATTATTTGAGTCTTATAAAAATGGTAAAAATCTTGTTGCCTATGGTGCAGCAGGAACTGGTAAGACTTTCATTACTCTTTATAATGCTCTTCAAGAGGTGCTTGATCCAACCACTCCTTATGAGAAGATTTATATTGTAAGGTCACTCGTTGCTACGAGGGAGATTGGGTTCTTGCCTGGTGATCATGATGATAAGTCATTCCTATATCAGATACCATATAAGAATATGGTGAAGTATATGTTTGAGATGCCATCAGATGCAGACTTCCAAATGCTCTATGGCAATCTGAAAGCACAGGATACTATTGATTTTTGGAGCACTTCATTCATTCGGGGAACTACCTTAGACAAGGCTATCATCATCGTTGATGAATTCCAGAACTTGAATTATCATGAATTAGATAGTATAATGACACGAGTGGGGGCAGATACCAAGATAATGTTCTGTGGAGATGCTACTCAAACTGACTTGATTAAACAGAATGAACGGAATGGTATTCATGATTTCATGAGAATCTTGAGAGTTATGCCATCACTAGACATCATTGAATTTGGTGTTGAAGATATTGTAAGATCAGGATTATGTAAAGAATATCTACTTGCAAAATTGGAACTTGGTCTATGACATTTACTCATCATAATTTCTTAGGTGACATTGAACTAGAAAAAAAAGAAACACCTGGTTGTAGACTGTATCAATTACCTGATGGTAGTTGGGTTCCTTCTATTACTTCAGTAACCTCATTTTACAATCGAGATATCTTTATCAAGTGGAGAAAAAAGGTAGGAATAGAAGAGGCAAATCGTATCACTAAGAAAGCCACTGCTCGTGGAACTGATTTTCATGAGGCAGCACAGGCATATCTAGAAAATAAAGAACTTAACTGGGATGATTATAAACCAGCAACTAAGTTTATGTTTCATCATGCTACACCATATCTGGACAAGATAAATAATATACACGCTATAGAAAGAACTCTTTACTCTGAGTACCTTGGTCTTGCAGGTAGAGTTGATTGTATAGCAGAGTATGAAGGTGAGTTAGCTGTCATAGATTTTAAGACATCAGAAAAGATTAAACCTGAAGCATGGTTAGAGAACTATTTCGTTCAGGAAACCTTTTATGCAGCAGCTTACTACGAACTAACTGAGATCCCTGTTAAAAAACTTATCACCCTTATGGTAACCCCTAGTGGTGAGGTAAAAGTATTTGACAAAAGGAACAAAGGGGATTATATTAAACTTCTAGTTCGTTATATAAAAGAATTTGTACATCACAATACTGGGGCATCGAATGGAGAATGAACTAGAGAAAGCACTCGAAAGTAAGTTCTTTTGCCCTGCAAGATTTGCACAAGAGATAGAAAGTCTGGTGCAAGTTAATACTAATATGAATTACATAGATGCCATAGTTCATTTCTGTGATCAGAATTCTATTGATTTAGAATCAGTTCCTAAACTTATATCTAAACCGTTGAAGGAGAAGATAAAGTATGAGGCACAGGAGTTAAATTTTTTAAAGCGTACTAGCCGTGCGAAAATCGTCTTTTAATTCCAAAAAGGTCGAAAAAATATCTCCGCAAATTTTTGCCCCTATTAGTTTTTTGAAATGATGCCCTTTGACGCATATCGTTGTTATTTGTCTTTAAAAAACCACTTCACCAAAGACCACTATGATTACCATAAGTATGGTGGCAAG